CCTAATTTATCTACTCTAAAAGTATTCCCATCCTTGTATCTACACGGTAAATTACCTTTGATTTGAGCTGAAGCTCCAAAGGGTTGTGTAGGTGTGCAACCAACGTTGAAGAATACATTTGCAGAATTGTAATCGTAGGGAGCTGGGCTTGCCTGTGGAGTGAAGAGTGTTATATCGTAAGATACATACACCTCTCCCCATAAAGCACCCGGATGTCCCGCGACTGCCAGTAGGAGTTTTCCTACATCGTAAGTTTTAATATCCAGATTAGGGGCTAACGCTCCCAGTCGGACATAACGCTGTACGCCAAATTTCTTCAAGTTCAATGACGTAGCTGAGTATTTCATAGCTTGCCAAGGCGCAGTTCGAACTGCACCCTGCATGGCCATGAGTCCCTGTTTGTTAACGGGAATTTCATCAGCTGAGTCAAAGTCGATTGCCATCATCACTGTACCAGTACTTGTTGTTGCAGCTGTCGACTCAAAGTCAAAAGACAGGTTGTTAAACAAGTAAGATTCATAGGAACCAGCCAGCGCTGAGAGCCAGGCGAATAATGGTAAACCAGGGTTAATTTCGATAGGTATGACTGAAAAGTCAGCAGTCGACGTGAGGTCAAAGAGATATTCTCGATGACGGACACGAATTGATCCATCGCCTCTATCACTAGAGGTTATCTTAGGTTTGCCAGTCTTCGTTTGACGACTCATAGCCGTTGGTGCATGGACTGTTTTGTTAGATTTGTTATTATTTTGTTGTTGTTGTTGTTTATTCGGTCCAGATTTGTTCTGGCGGGCTGTAGACGACTCCGCACGTTTGTTTTTATTGGTAGTAGTAGATTCAAGGGTTGGCTTACTAGGCTGGCCCAGGGATAAGTTTAAGGTCGTTTCAGGACCAAGTTTTACATCTTTAGGGATGGTTCCTACTACAATAACGTCATAGTCAAGCTGGTTGGTTTGACTGACTAGCGGTCGATTACTCGATAAACAACAACACTAACACACCTAATAAATAAAGAATGTTTCAAGTGGACACTCGCAATATTTTCGCTCCTCAGGGACAAGTCCATCGGGATAGCAGGCTTCAACAAACCGAAGCTTCTGGTAATCCAATGTGTCTGACTCCTTCAAACGGAAGGGAAACAGTTTTGCAGCGTTATACCTCAAGGGTATACGTGTGAACCACTTGGTGGTAGCCTCAATATTATAAGCCGTATTGGCAACATTATATTCCTTCGTGCTTATCTCACGATAGCCGTAAGGTAGAGGTCCTATACCACATATCATTCTTTTTTTATTCTTGCTCTCATATCCACATACCATGTTACTCTTATTGGTTGTCTTGAACCCGAATAGGGGCTTAAGATCTGCATTTTTAAGTACGGACTTCGCCAGAAGGCGTTGGAATCTAGTAACGTGAAAGTTGATACCATCATAAGCTTCAAAGCCTAGGCCTCCAAGTTCCCTTGGAAGGAATAGGTTATAACGCCCATTCATGGTAATCTTTTGGATGTCCTCCCTATTACGGGTGATAAACCTGCTAAATGCAAGGGGTTTATCAGTGGCTCCGCCTACACTCCTCGTGTAAGCATCGCACAGATCCAAGGCCTTTTCACGTACTTCGCCTCTAGAACCACCAAGTTTAGAGGTTCCAGACAAAAGTCCAAAATTGCAGTATTCAATCTCTGATAATTTATTTGAGGAGTGGCTTACGCCCTCACTATCTATTGTAGTATGCTGGTCATAACTAAACATAGTTGAATTGATCGTTAAGATCTTTTCATGTATGTAGTTCTTACCAACACTCAGAGAGAAACCAACATTAGCAACATGCTCTTTCCAAATTTCGTAATGTTCAGGATTAGTCCTAAACAGAATATCATCACCATTAATAAGACAAGGTAAGTCCTCAAACCGAGATTTCTTGTACGTATAATCCTCAAGACTGAGCTTATAAGCAATTATGTTTGCTAAGCAAAGGAAGGGGAACGACAAAGGAGAACCCATCAACTGGCCATTAGTTTGATCGAACTTTTCGATTTCGAACTTTGGCGGGTAGTGGATCTCGTGGCTTAAGATAACATCTTGTATTATCGCGGAG